CAGCAACGCCGCGAACGAGTTGTATCTGAATAGTGTGTTTGATTAAGCTTTTGCTTTGTTTACAATCATTGCTATGGTGCGCATTGCAACACTATTCTTAGAATACATAACTCATACCCAACCCACCACACCACAAACATTGAGAGAACAATGGGTGATGTGGCGACGTCGACGAGAGCAAGTGGAGTACAAACTCCGCATGCCGACGCGGGTTGAAAAGCTGACATATTCCCCTCGACCAGGGATGCTTGCGGATGCCATTCCGCTGGCATTTGAAAGTCAGCAAGACCTTCCAATTCGAGATTGGTGGGCCACAGAGTTCAGTTGGTTGACACTCGTACTAGCGTGTGCGTGTGCCATCGGGCTGTTACAATGTGCTGCAGCATACCCTTTGCTTCTCCCGATATTAATCATCCGGGCATGTAAGCAGTTGAATCTACGGTGTCGGCGCGTAGGGACTATTCATATGGTATGTGTTGGCCTAACGGCTATGTCTGACTGTCTCGGGATCTGGGAGTGTTATTATTACATTATGTTAGTATGTAATGTGTACTACACCCGGTACTGGAACAGTTTAGATGTAGAGCTTCCATTGTTACCTACAATACAATCGGGAGAGATCCGCCGTATGGTCATTCATGCAACAAGGCCTGTCACCAGCAGCCATTCTCATCCATTATTAGCAGCTGCACGCAATGCGGCTGATGACACGATGGACACGTTCATCTACGGTTTGGGCTTACAGCCTTACAGCATTCAATTGTCCAAGCGTGACATTGAGCGCGGTATACCAGGTGTGTTGTCTCCATTGTGGCATTGTGATTCACATGCACCTCCAAGGTGCGACCCGATACCAGATCAGGCAGTCATTCGAATGACTAATGTGGATTATTACGTGGATTGGAATGATTATCTGTGGATGTGTAGGCCAATCATGATACACACTTTTACGCCCGCTGACCCATGTGGCTCGTTCCAAGAGTCACAGTGGACAGTTGGGAGCGACAACGTCGTCACCATGCGCGTAGCTGGTGGTGGTGTGTATCGACACCGGTTGTGGGATTACGATGTGGAGAGTTTTGATGCTAATTATCCAGGCATGACTATACAATATAGTGTTACTAAAGTGCCAGTTAATAAGCATTGGTCCATAGTTACAATGGTACCAACTCACCGCAAACCCAATATCCTACTGAGCGATGCTCCCTCTCATACATTGAAGAGAGCAGTGTTCTGCCATCAAGTGCTAACTATGGACGGAACCATCCGATGGTCTGCGACTATTCAGCGGCAAGGTGTCGACGCTGTTATGTCGTTAGGTATCCCTGGGGAGTACGTCTCCTTGGAAATCCCAGCCATGATGCGCACTATACTTAGTGCTCGCATCCGTCTCGCCAAATTAGCCATTCATGACTTGATTGTCATATTGGCTCCAACATATGGTGATGACGTTCGGTTCGCTCAAGCATTGATTTTCTCGGCCTATCCAGTTGAAAATACTGATGTGTGGATGCGCCACACACCCTGGAATGCCCGTGACGCTGCCGTGACTTATCGGCGTGTCGCCCGACCGCAACTTATGCCTCGGGAGAAAATCGTGGCGCGAGTCATAGCCGCGCCCATCTTGGATTCTGCGTTCGTACCAGCGAAGACATACATGAATGATGTATGGACCGTCGCTGAACGCATAACTGCTGTTGCTAACCCACAAGCTGAACTTGATCCTGAGTATTCACTGTATGCAAGTGAATTCGCAGTATTGTTCTTACCTCGTGCTGGTTGTCTGGCCCCTAGGGAGGTCAGTGAGGTCATTGAGTCGCAGAAGCGCCCCGCTCAGGTGCGCTCCAACACTGCTGCAGCCCCCGGGCTCGCAGGTTGGCTTGCGAAGTCGAGAACCACCATCCGCTCATTTCAGAAGGCGGAGGTTTACTCCTCTATCAAAGACCCACGCAACATATCGACGTTACCAACCGAACACTGCCTAGAATATAGTACTTTTACTCAGGCAATGGCTGCTCATATCAAGCAGTTCGACTGGTATGCCTTTGGGATGCATCCCGATGCTGTCGCGCAGAGAGTCCACTCTATCGCCGCCAATTGTCATCACCTAGTAGAGACAGATTTCTCTCGGTTTGACGGTACCCATTCCACAGCCTTGTACGAATTTGAGCTAATGTTGCTCCTCCGTGCATTTCCTGAATCACATCACCCAATGATTAAGCGTGTCCATAATGTTATGACTACATCCACTGCGGCTACCGCCCAAGGTGTGAAGTATGACATTGGTGGCTCGCGATTGTCGGGATCGGCTGATACCTCACTCATGAACACTGTTGACAATGCCTACGTGGCGTATTGCGTGTTCCGTCGAATGAGGATGACGTCGAAGGAGGCGTGGAAAATGTTGGGTATTTATGGTGGCGATGATGGCATCACTCCTGATGCAGATGCAAAGTCATATGAACGAGTATCGGCCGACCTTGGACTTCGTCTCAAGGCTCGCGCAACTGCGCCGTCGGCTCCGTGCTCGTTTCTTGGGCGGATTTATCCGTGTGCGTCAGCATCAGCTGGCCACATGTGTGATTTACCTCGCCAACTCGCCAAATTGCATGTGTTTCCCGGTCAGGATATCACTGCTACGAAAGAGATGATCTTGTACAATCGCGCTACAGGTTATCTGGTAACCGACCCTAACACCCCGATTATATCAGAGTGGTGTAGGTTGGTACTGCGGTCAATAACAGGTGGTAAAGTGAACCGCTTGGACCTGAGATCCTGGGACTCTCTCCTTGCACCTGAATGGTGTGCCGCATTATCGCGGCATGAGATGGAGGTCCAGGCGTGTCGGATGCTTGGCATTACTCAAGTGGATCTTGATGCATACGTTCTTATGCTCAGAACCGCTGTGAGTGTGGACAACATCACACCATTAATGGTGCCAGTGGCACCTGCAATTGTACCAGGCGTAATTGTTGGCAATGACCTACATGTTGCGCCTGGCTCGGACCATAAACGTGCTCCCACCCCTAGTGTTATTGAGGAGGAGAAACCGTTAGTCCCTGACGCACCCATAGCCGAGAGCTTGCCTGAAAAGAAGACTAGTGTAATACCAGTGATGCCAAAACCGGCACCTGTCACGCTAGTCGGCCATCCGTATGGCGGCAAGTTCAAGGGGTGGTCGCGTGATCATTTGCAGGCGTTAAGGTTGGATGATGAAGCGTTGTATAGCATGACGCCCATCGACCTTGCTGATCAAGTGTACCGAGCTGTCCTCGCCCGGTATCCTCGGATCACTGCCGCTGTTGACATGACCGCGGGCGGTGGTGGCGATACAATCGCCCTCGCCCGACACATTGATGTCACGTCCATGGAAGTGAACCATGGGCGCCACTTGCAGCTACAGCATAATGTTGCAGTGGCGCGCGACGTATATCCAACGTTGCGTAAAGTGACCACGATGTGTGCTGACAGTGCCCCAACGCTAAGGGCGCTGCCATTGGATTGCAAGGTCCCCAAACTCATAGTTGTTGACCCTCCGTGGGGAGGCCCTATGCGTGACCGAGCAACCACTGTTGACCTGAAGTTTAATGGCAAACCGCTGACATACATAGTCCAGCAAGCATTGAACCGGCCTGACACTGCCGTTGTTCTGCTTAAATTGCCGCCTGAGTATGATATCAAAACATTGATCATGCCAGGTACTGAAATGACTGGTGTTTTCACAGCAAGTGTATTGTTTGTGACCATCTCCCTCCTGCGATCCGAGGTCCCACTTAAGAAAGTGTATGGGCTCTCAACTTGGAAAGTAGTGAAAGGTGGTTGGGCAGAGTTAGTAGATACACCCAAAATCCCTGGCCGTGGCCATACCACGGATTCGCGGAAACCAACACGTGTTCCCATCGCGAAGGTCAAACGACCACCTCCGGCAAAGTGAGTATAACTTTGTAATGAAGTCACGGTGACTCCCCATCCCCTCATTGGATGGTTTCCTCTGGTTCGACTCCAGGCCCTTGTTCGGGCACTAATACA